TTAAAAAGTCCTAAATTTCTATTTGCGATAATACCGCAAAATTGCAAAAACTTAAATAAAATTATAAAAAGTCGATTATTTTAACTATTTTGATTTTATAAAATCGCAATTTGAAATGAAAAAATAATAAGTCCATTTTTTCGACTTTTGATGAATTTAAAAAAACCAATTTATTATAATAAAGGTAAGGGGGTAAAAATTAACCTACGCTTTAAAAAGTTAAATTATATTACTTTTTATATTAAAAATCCTAATTTTTGCATGATTTAACCGTTTTTCATTTGCGATTCTTTACTTCGCATATCTAATTCCCTTTCTTTAAGCTGCAATTCTGCTCTCTTTAATTGATTGTTAGATTCTATTTCCATAGCCTTTAACTCTCTTTCAGCTTTTTTACTTTCCATTTCCATTCTTGCTTTAAGAACTTCAACAGTATCTTCAATTCCATCACTATCAGAATCGTGTTTAGCAGCTGTTACCAAAGCAACTTCTTTATATCTTGCTTCTGCTTTCATTCTTTCCATCTCAATTTGAATATCTCCTTTAGCCTTTTCCATTTCCAATTGATGTGTAAAGTCCATTTGCTTAGCTTCCATAATAGCTTGCTGTTGTGCTTGTTGAGCTTGCATTGCTCCTTCTTGTTCTTGTTTATATCTTTCTTCTGCTTTTCTTGTATTCTCTCTTTCTAGTTTTTCTTGTTTGTCCATCATATCAAATATAGAACTACTTCTAAATAAACTAAATAACTGCGATTGAGTCATTTGTCCATTAGGTACTGCATTCATTGCAATCTGTTCTATTACTTGTCTTAATCTAGCAAACTTTCTAGATTTTATTGGAAATATACCTATTTCAGAATATTTATAATCAACATTGTTTTCTAATATGGAATAACTATAATCATCAAGCACTGCTTGTAACTTAATATCCTTTCCTATATTTTCTTTAGAAGCCTCTACTATAATTTCATATAAATCAATAACTCCTCTTTCAAATATATTAAACCATAATTCAGTAACAAGAGAACTAGACACTCTCGAAGATTCTACATTAGCTACAGCATCTCTGCTACCAATAGCTCCCATCCTTTGTTCAGTTATTCCAGTAACTCTATTTATTTCAGTATCTAAATATTGTATCCACTGCAATAGATTAGATATTTGAGAAGATATGTCCATATCAATAGGCCTTGTTCCAGTATTATAATTACCTGCAAGCTTGCCCATCGCCATTCCTTTATCTCCCTCATTAAAACTATCTACTACTTTAACTCCGTGTGTTTTAATCCAAAATAACCATTTCTTAATAGTCCAATCCTTAGGTTTTTTAGATATGTCCAATTCTATAACTTTCCCTATGTTCTTTGCCATAATATCTTCTATTCTAGCAAATGTCATATCTCTGTTATAAAGTAGTGGAAATACTAAATCTATTAAGCTCTTTGCCTTATTATCAGATACGCTAGCAAATCTTCCAACATATCCACTATAACATTCAAATGGATTTGTTTTACTTCTATACTGCTCATCTTTTATTCTGGCTTTGGTTATTATATCGCTGCCTATTATAGTAGCTTCGTGCCATTCCTTTACCCAAATTGGAGTAAGTACTTCTCCTTCTTCTTCTTTAGCTACGTAAAATTCTGATACATAATCATAAATAGGATTCGCACTTTTATCGTAACTCTTTCTTTTATAGACAAGTCTATAACCTGCCCACACTACTCTAGCAACTCGTGTGTTATAATCATCATCAATTATACTATGACAATCATTATTACTTCCGTTTGTAAAGTAATCTAAATCTGATTCATTATTAAAAACAAGACCCTTCCTAGCATTCTCTGCACCTGACATATTACTGCCCATCAAAGAACCTCCAGTCCAGTCTTCCTTAAGTATTTTCTCCACTTCCTTTGAAGTAAGTTCATCTCCAAATTCATCTATTATAGCAGCCTTATTCAAGTATCGAATCTCTGCTATTAATTCAGAATCTCTAATATCATTACTTCTTCCATTTTTTACTGGAAATGTTCTAACTAAGTTAGTTCGTCTTATTTTAAGAGTTCCATTAACATTATCAACAGCGAAACAAAACCAACCTGCAATAAGCAAATCAAGTAAAGCATCTGTTTTTAAATAGTCAATACTGTTATACGCTTTATAATAATCTAAAGCCTTATTAGCAGCCAGCTCTTCTTTGCTTCTATAATTAGTAAACTTAAGGTCTTCTAATCTTCTTTTTATTTCATCCTCATCAATATCTTTAGTATTAATAATTTCAGTTATAGTTTCCATTGCCTTATTAGTCTTTTGCTCTATCTTACTATTGATAGAATCAGTATCTAAACAAGCAATATTATACTCTTCACCTCTCTCGATAAATTCACCAACCAGTAAATTTATTTGGTTTCTAATACTAGAATACATTGAAAAAGTTGGATTATATGTACTATTTATAATCCCTAATGAATCAAACTTCTTAATTAAATCCTTTGGATTAGAAAGTCCATCATAAATACGATAATTCCTAGTCATCTCTTCGTTTGAAGGTCTTATACTATTTTTAGCTTCTAAAGCTATAAACAGTCCAGCCTCCGCACTCTTCTTAAACCATTCCTTATTTTTTGCACTTATCTTAACTTTCTGTTCCGGCATTATTGTATTATTTGAAGTCATAATCATCATTATTTTCTATGATATCTAATTCATCTTCGTCTACGAACCCCATTATTTCGTCCCATTCATCTCCTTTCTTTTTTCCTCTTCTTTCCTTAGGTCTTTCAACTTGTATTCCAAGTAACTCTTCAAGATATATAACTAGCATTCCAAGAGCGGAAACCCTATCAAAGTTATCATCAACATTCCATTCAATTAATTCCTGCAATAGTGCGGTATCTTCAATAGTATCTAAATAAGTTTTCTCACTATCCGAATCTATTTTAGTTAATAACCATGCCTTAATTAATTCTCTGCAATATTTATTTACTCCAGTAGTTCCAGGAGTTCCATACTCTCTTTCTATTTTAGTTACTTTAGTTACCTTTCTAAAAGCCTGTAAATCCCTAGCTAGTAAATACAGACAGTTTGCTGATTCAAAGTTCTTTTTTAGTCCTAGTAAATTGTTTTCAAAGTTAGCAGTAGCACCGTAATAAAGAAGTAACAATCTAACTTGTTCGTCATATTCTTTAGCAGTAGCAGGTCTTCCAATATAAGAAGCAACTATAAACTTAGTTGTTCTATCCATTATGTAGCACCCCCCAAGTGATGTAGTTGTGCTATTATCTTGGTCGTAAGGGTCAATACCACCAATATACATAAATCTTCTAGGCTCTCCATTATTGTCCTTTATTGGATGCTCATATATGACTACTGCTCCAGCCCTCTTATCTTCCGAAGTATGCGGAAATCTATCAATAGGAATACACTTAGCATCATAAACAAATTCAGGCTTCCCTTCTTTACTTATTCGCATTCTTCCTACCCATCTAGCCCCTCTAATTACTCCATCTGCTTCAATATCCCCAAGCCTGTCCTTAAGTCTTTGTACTGGAAATTCATTTCCGTCCTTTCTTAATAAAGCCTCTTCCGGATGCTTAGGTCTTTCAGCTCTCTTTTGTAATATTGTTGAGGATTCAGCTCCTTCCATTTCCATTTTCTCTATAACTGCTTCTTCCGAATTATAGGCATCTTCTAATTGGCTATTTCCGTCCTTATCCATAAACCCTTTAGCATTTGAATAAGAAGGTACAAAGAAACCGCACTTTCTATTAGTAGGTCTTTTACTCCAGATGTTTGTAATACTGTGTATATTATATGCACCTGGCTTATTAAAGAGTTCATTAAGAGTTCTGAAGGCAGTCATTTTAGAACCACCAGTCCCAAATGCCACCATAAGTCCATAAGCTACCCCATCTTGCTCTACTGATTCTTGTGCAATTTGCCACCCTTTCATTAGATTAGGAAACTCTCCAGCCTCTTCCCATAGTATTAATTTACCACTAATACCTCGAGCACTGTCTGGATTGTTCTTTAAAGTAATGCCTATAATTTCACTCATGTATCCTTCTTCTCTATCTGGTCTTCCTGTTTCTTTTACTATTTTAGAAGCCTTCATGTGCATCTTTGTATTATGCTTTTGCGAGTGCTTCATAAAACCAGTATGCTTGTTTATAAATTCCTTCATATCCCAAGCCTTATCAAGAATACTATCTTTACCAGTCAAAAATCCTTCTTCTCCTGCCATTACAAATGTCTTACTTCCCTTTATTAAAAAGTAGTTTCTAGTAGCCATTGAACCGCCCTTATATGAATATCCTCTACGTCTACTCTTAAGTACGCTTCCGTGTTCTCCTCTACTCTCTGCCTCTTCTAAATAATGAAAGTAATAATAGTCATAATCCCAAACCTCTGGAAACTCCAGTATTTTCTTACCAGTAACTCTCTCTCCATTCCTTTTTCTTTCTTCATCCTCAGGTGTCATAACCACTTGCCAAATAGGACAGTAATTAAGATACCAATAATGATACCCAGTAATCCAATCTCCTCCTATGTGATAACCTTCCAGACTTCTTCTTTTCTCTTCTTGCCAGTACTTATAATAAGGAGAGTTCTTATCTAAGCTCTTTTGAAACTTAGTATAAACTCCAAACTCTTCAAAATGTTTTGCCGCTGGTCTAAACTTCTGTGAATCTCTTAACTTATGACCAAAATCTAAACCCGTTCTAAAACTTTCAACAATTGGTACATTATATGGAAACATATTCTATAAATCCATTTCTTCGTCCCCTCCTGCCCTTATAGATGTTTGTTCTTTATCTTCATCATCAACTATTCTTTTTAACGCTATCAGGTTCTGTACGTCCTTAGCAGTTCTTTGAGCTACCTCTTGAAACTGCTTTACATTATGTATTGGTCTTCCTGATTCATCTGTTTGAGTTAAATTTACGGACTTTAAATAAGAACTAATATTATTAAGTGCCTCAATAGCATTAGATAAATGTTCTTTAGCCATTGACCTATTTGATTCCTTTACGTATTTTAAAGCTTCTAAAAACAACTTATCTCCCAAATCAAAACTACCTCCAAATATCTTATTTATAAGTTCTCTAACTCTTTCTTCTTTACTATATTCTCTATACGGATTATGTTTACTCAAATCCGTAGCCAATACTATAAAAGAGAGTTCTTTATATGCAACTTCCTTTCCCACACTAGTATCTCTATCCCATAAATTCTTTATGGCTTGAATAGAAAGGGCATATTCAGAAAACTCTAATTTCCCTTCTTTATTCAAATAAACAAGTCCTCTCATACTACTTTATTATAAAATTTACTGTTATCTCCATTTAACATTGAAAATCCTGCCATACCTAAATAAGTTATCCATTCTGATTCTATATCGAATGCTTTACTACTAGGTACTACACTAAGAGCAGATATTTGCAAATCTCCCCTCTCTTCCAATACTTGTTTCATCCAACGAGTCTTTAAACACCACTCATTCTTTCCATCAACTGCTCTCTTCATATCAGATATGTGTTGAGCCATTCTCTTAATAAGCTCCTGCTTTGTTTTTCCTACGTACAGTGTGGAAGGTACACTACCCTCCACTGTCTTTCTAAATATAACATATATTATATTTGTTTCTTCTGGAGCTTTATTGTACTTAATCTTCCTGTACTGATTCCATTTCAGTACTCTCTCGCCTATTTCTTTCTGCTTGTAGGTTATCATTTTCAGGAGTATCTTCTCTCCTCCATTTATAACCATATATTGTTTTATTCTCTAATATTCCTTTCTTGTATATATAGTAAGGTTCTATGACACCGCTTGCCTTAGTCCATTGTAAAAACTTAGCAGCTTCATGTATTGTACCTATTCTATCATATATAACTTCTAATGTATTTCTATCTAGTATGCTTACTATTTGAGTATATTTTATTTCAGGTCTTGGATTTCTAAATACTCTAGGACCTACATATCCATCTCCTATAAAATAAACAAATCCATTAATTAAACCTGGATAGTAAATTTCCGTATCTTCATTTCTTATCAATTTCTTTCTAACTTCCCACCCTGCGATTCTCTCATCTAAACATACTTCATGAATTGTTTCATATCTTCTAATAAATATACCAAACAAATCATATTTATAAATACACTTAATTGGCTTCCATATAAAAGGAACTAAATTTAATTCCTTTCTAGGAAGTAACCCTTCATGATAACAAAACTCCTCAATATCAAATAGTGCCTTTTTCTTTGCTTCAAGAGCGGTCTTTGCCTCTTCTGACCTAATAGCCATAAGAGTACCAGTATCCTCGTGTACAAATAAGTAGCCCTTATTAATATCCCACTTAAAATATTTCCAACCATATGCAAACAAACCCTCAATAACTGCTAACTGTTCTTCATGACTTCCTTCTTTAAATCTACTACCCCAAATCCTTTTAATCTCTAAGGATTTCTTGGCTGAGTTATTAACTCTAAGTACCCCAAAGTTAGGAATCACTATTCCACTTATCAGTTTCTTTCTATTCCATACAGTTGTAACTCTCATCACAAGTCGCACCATACTAAAAAAGGCACGAACTGTTTCTATTATTTCAGTATTAGTTATGGTATAACCAAACTGTAAAAACAATTCGTGCCTAGTATTATCGAGAAGTTCCTTAGAATCCCATTTTATCAAATTAAATCTATTATACTATCGCCACTTTCTAGTGGAGCTAATATAGCATCTACTTCTTGGATACATTCTTTAGCAATATACACTTTGTATCCCTTATCCCCATAAAAGGGCGTTATACTTAGTCCGTCTATATGAATTAATATCTTCAAATTAACATCGATATCTAAGTCTTCTTTAAGGAATCTTTTATACATTTCAAGTTGTATAGAGCCTTTATCGTGGGCTACTTCTCTAAATGAATCAAAGGGAGCTAGCATATAATTAGCATGCTTTCCTTTGAGTTCTTTATTTTGTTCATCAGTAAATTTACTACTGAATTTAAAATCTCCTAATACAATTTCACCACTAATTTTATCCTGCATAAGAATATCAATAGTATAACCTATCTTATGTTTCTTATTGCCCCGTGGCATTTCCATTTCAATAATAGTATATTTTTGCATTATATTATCCATTACTTTCTTAGCATTTACATCTAATTGAGTAATTGGTTTAATACTATTATCTAACCAATACATTAAACAAAAGGCATGTCCTGCTGTCCCTAAAGACGAAGCATGTTCTCCTTTCATTTTCCATAATCTTCTTACTTCTTTTCCGTTTGCTAGTTTTTCATTTCCTTCTCTAGCATATTTCTTAGCTGACATTTCACTTATTATAGCAGTGTCAAATGGCTTTGCATACTTGCTAATAAGTTCTGTACAGCTAGTTAGTTGCATACCATCTACGGTATACTTATGAGCAACAGGGTCAAAATGAAAACCCTTGCTGTCATTTAATCGGTGTCTTACGATACTGATTGTGTTTTTTACCTTTGTTCCGTCAGATACTTCTCCTAAATTGATGTTCATGTGTGTGGTTTGTTGTGTGTTATTTAACTCCTGATAGTTCCTCTCTAAGAACTCTTTCTAATTCCTCGTCAAATTGAAATACTCTTTCTACTCTACCTATCATTGCGACTATTTCATCTTCGTCTGTCATAAAGAAACTCTCCAAATCTCTAAGTCTAAAATAAAAATCCGTAACTGTTTCTCCTATTTTATCTCCCTTCTCAAATAAATCTAATTTAATTTTACCTTTCATAGCAAACTCCTTTTAATATATTTTCTAAAGCCATTGTACTATCATATCTCCCTATATAAACTGAGATATTTATTTTTACTTCTTGCGTATCACTCTTCCTTACATCAGTAAGATATTTAATAGTAAGTTCTTTTATACCAGAAAAATACGCAGAGTACTTCCCTTTTACCCAAGCCTTCTTAGTTTCATCTTTCATAAACCCATTAGATACCAATACCAATTCTACATTCTCGTGCATAATACTCGTTTAATTCATTGTTAAGAAGCTGTTTAGCTTCATCTAACGTTCTCCCTTCCATTTGTATTCCAGTAACTTCATCTTTTATGATATTAGAGGGGAACACGCAAACAGTTAAATACTCATTATAAAATAACCTATCAGGATATAAACCTTCTCCAGACTTATACCCCCAAGTATTCTCACTCACTTTCTTTACTTTCTCAATCCCCTCAATTTTCTTTCCAAGTTTCTTTACTAGAAATTCCGTTACATAAGTTGGGTCATCTTCTAATATCTCTCTAATTTGTTTCCCTTTATACTTACCAAACGGTAAAATACTATTCTTATTTAGTTCGTTATTCATATTTATAAATAAAAATAGAGCGGTAAACCACTACCGCTCTAAACACAACACTTGAACAACAACTAGTTACCTATCTTTATTCGATTAACTAGGTGTCAATTGTTCATTAGTCTGTTTTATAATAGTGAGTATTGTGTACCCCTCTAGAAATTTTAAATAGGTTATATACCCCTCCTTACGTC